AAGGACACGTGGTATTTGTTACTCTTGGCGGTATTGCCAGGAGTGCTCTTGCTAGCTTCAATATTTCTGGGAGCATACATACTTCCCACCCTTCACCCTTAGGTGCTAACCATGGTTTCTTAGGTTCCAGAATATTTACTAGAATAAATAGTTCATTAGCTTCATTGAACCAACCCACTATAGATTGGAGTCTATCATGAAGAGATGGCTAGCTACTTACCAGCGTGAACTAGGAACTGATCTTCAGTACTTCACCTTCCAATTTAGTGCTCACACCTGGTTTGATGCTAATGCTTCAGCCAACCACTTCGGAGACGGTTGTGCTAATTTCAACTACCCTATTACAATCATCAGCCTTCAAGAAGTGGAGACAGACAATGGTTGAGAGAGAAAGGGAGTGTAGACATGAACTGGGGTTCCTATATGCAAGATATAGTAAGCCTGTTGGAGGAATACTGGGCACTTTCACTTGTAGGATTGGGTGTGGTTACTGCCTTAACTTTGATCCTGATCTATTCTGTGAAGGTATTGCTATCGTAGAGAGTACTAAGAAACCTAAAGAATTACCTGAACTAGTACATTCTAAGTAGTCAGGTAGGTAGGTACCTAAGTTCTAAAATAACGCACTGGTGACCTCCTGTGTGGCAAGGAGAGGCCTTCTAGAAGGGGTGGAGCCTATGAATATAAGCTTAATAAGCCCCTTAAATAACATTGAAGAACAAGAAAAGGAATTAACTAACGTGGTTGAATTGAGAAGTATTACTGGAGGTAAGCAACCTCCTGAAGATGGTAACTATTTTACTAATATGGCTGTAGGTACTATATTCCTAGTGAGGAATAAGCAGGACTTAAGAGATCCTAACTTACATCTGTTCTACCTTAGAGGTAAAACAGAGAAGGCAGTAATCTTAAGTACACCTACGATACCTCAGTTAATGTATCAGATACCTATGGTATTCTGTGGTAAGTTTGACTTATTTGAGACTATAGGGTTTGTTGAAGAGACTCAAGAACAACAAGAAACTGAAGAGATTAAAGATGAATAATATAATTGGATATACTGGAAATGAAAATACCAGGCACAAGGCCTGGTTGAGTATGATTGAGAGTAAGAAGTCCTATAACCACTTCAAACATGTTAAGGATGAACAAGGACAGAATATTGCAGAGACAGATCAGAGGATATTCAACCACTATCTGCAGCAATATGTGGCTTAGATGGGGCTAAGATGACCGCCCTATGCGTCTAGTCCTTACTAGACTGTTGACTTTAGTGCCTTAGGTAGGGTATAAGTGTATATCAGACCGGCGGCAGATCGCCGCTTATAATACTTTTTCTTTAACTTGTCAAGGATTATTTAATCAAATATGGAATTAGTTATAGATGTTGAAGCCAATGGTCTTAAGCCTACGAAGATATGGGTAGTAGTCTGTAAGTGTGTGGAGACTGGTGAGTTACACATCTTCAGGGAGGTTACAGACAATGTTCAAGAGAAAGAGAGACTCCTCAGGCTTCTCCATCAAGCAGACAGGTACATCGGTCACAACTTTCTGGGTTATGACTATCCTGTACTTAGGGATCTTATTGGTTTCAATAGAACTGATATCCATAGGCATACCATTGATACTCTTATTGTTAGCAAGCTAGTAGACTATTCCAGAGAGGGTGGACATTCTATTGAGCAGTATGGTAAAGAGTTTGGCTTAGAGAAGGGTAAGTTCTCAGACTGGTCTAAGTACTCAAAAGAGATGGAGGACTACTGTGTCAGAGATGTTGAGATATGCGCTAGGATATACTCTAATTTCTCTAGGATTATCCTCGATCCTGCTTGGGCTTCTTCTATTGATCTGGAACATAGATTTCAACTTATCTGTAACGATCTTCATGACAACGGTTTCGGCTTCGATGTTACTTCCGCTAATAAACTGCTTCTTAGCGTTATGGAAACTCTTCAAGGATTAGATAAAGACATACTAAAAGCTTTCCCACCACAAGAAGTCCTAATACGTGAGTTCATACCGAAGAGTACCAAGTATGGCACGATCAACAAGACTTCAGTTCCGAGGTCCCTGTGGGATAGAATTCATGAGTATGAGATTGGGGTATCGTATCGCCATACTACAACCAAAGAATTTAACCCATCCTCGCATAAACAAATCATTCAAGTACTCAATACTTCGGGTTGGTCCCCGGAAGATAAGACACAGACTCATATCGACTGCGAACGACAATGTAACATTCTCAGAAAGAAATCACCGAAGAGTCCTGAATTGGACATTGAAAAGGCGCGCCTTGAAGGCTTTAAGAAGACTGGTTGGCGTGTCAATGAACAGAACTTAAGTACATTGCCTGATAGTGCTCCACCTCCTGCGCGTCTCTTGGCGAAGCGTATTCTCCTTGAGGCGCGTAGGAGATCATTAGTTGAATGGTTAGGGTTAGTTAAAGAAGATGGGCGAATACATGGGCGCTTCCAAGGGATTGGGGCATGGTCCATGCGTATGGCCCATCAGAACCCTAATACAGCTAATATACCTAGAGAACACGATACCAACGGTACTGTTAAATTATTAGGTAAAGAACTAAGAGAGTTGTGGATTGGAGATCAACTTGTAGGAGTAGATGCAGAAGGAATACAGCTTAGGATATTTGCTCATCTTATAGATGATCCAGAGTTTACCAAAGCTCTAGTGGAGGGACGTAAGAATGACAAAACCGATCCTCATTCGCTTAACCAAAGAGTCATTGGTCGTGTATGTAAATCTAGACAAGCTGCCAAGAGATTTATTTATGCGCTCCTCTTGGGTGCAGGTTTCTCTAAACTGGCTCAGGTTTTGGAATGTAGTGTATCCGAAGCAAAAGAGGCAGTTGAAAATCTACTGGACAAGTACAAAGGGTGGGCTAAACTTAAACGAGAAACGTTTCCTAAAGATGCGAAGAGAGGCTACTTCCTTGGGTTGGACGGTAGACAAATTAAGATCCCGGGACTTAGTACCAGGGACAGAGAACATCTCGCGATGTCTGGGTATCTCCAATCAGGAGAAGCCATCATCGTCAAGAAAGCAGCAACCATTATTGATACTAAGTTACTACAGGAAAAACTCTTAAAGAAATGGATGTTTGTAGATATAGTCCACGATGAACTTCAATCTGAAGTAAAAGGAGACTTGACATTAGCCTTAGAAATAGCTAAGGTAAAAGCAGAAGCAATTAAGGAAGCAGGAGAATACTATAAACTAAAGTGTCCTATGGCTGGTTCGTACTTCAATGAAGATACTAAGAAGTACACCATAGGGAAGAATTGGTACTTAACACATTAAGGAGAAAACAATATGCTGAAAGCTAAGTTTTCGTATGATGTCCCTACCTTCGGGGCAATTGAGATTGAAGGTAATACAGATAATTGGACTAATGAAATGATCCACGAAGAGATTGAGAAGTCTTATCCTGAGGCAGTAGATATTGAAATATTAAAGGTTGAACACATCAATGGTTAAGGGATTTGATTGGGTATACTTACAAGGTAAGGTTAAGTTCTTCAAAGTAGATGCTCCTGATCCTAAGTATAGGTACTGGGGTGGGCCTTTATACCTTACCCCAGCATCTATTGATATCTTCAATACCTTGAAGAAAGGTAAGGAAGGGATCACTGGCATTAAGAATGAACTTACAGAAGATGAAGAAGGTTCTTGGATTAATGCTAAGAGACCTTGCGTTAAGATATGGCAAGGTAAGGAGACTCAGCTACAGCCAGTAGAAGTTGTAGATAAAGATGGTAAACCTATGAAGGGTGTTGCAATAGGGAATGGTTCAGATGTAACTTGTAAGTTTGAATATTACCCCTTCACTAATCCCTTTAAGAAGACAGAGAGAGGTTCTGCCATTAGGTTATATAGTGTCAGAGTAGATAACTTAGTACCTTATGAACGTAAGGATTATAACCCTGAACAGTTGAAGGCTGTTGAGGGATTAGAGAAACAACCACAGTATTTTTAGATTAAGCCTGCGTAGCTCAACAGCAAGAGCCCCCCATTGATGGATCGACGTGACTCGACGGGAAACCGGGGGAGGTGGGGTTAAAGTCCCTCCGCAGGCCTATTTACTTAGCGAATTAAAATCGCAGCATCTCTAAGCAACAGAGATAATAGCTACTTAACCGGCTGTTTACCGGCGGTAGGGAAGCTCAAGCCCAGATAACGGCAACAGTAAAAGCTAGCGAGGCTGTAAGTCAGGTTCGAGGCCTGATGTCGTCGGGAAGAGTTGTGGGAGTTGCGTACCCACGTTCGCATATGCTGGGGGTCTGCACCCTAGCAGCGACCTTACTTCACAAGGGCGCTAGCCCGAGGTTCGTCTCTACTTGGGACTTACCTTGAGACATAGGATTACTCACCAGTTTCCCCGCAATGCTTAGGGGCCTTACCTAGAATTAGGATGCTGTAATACGAAACAGAGGGTGCAAAACCTTGGGTAGACGGCCAATGCTGGTCTGGTAATCACACAGACACTCAATCTGTGAAAGCAAAACAAACGAGGGAACGCATAATGGGATTACACCCTCCTCTCGGTGAGAGAGCCATTAGACTGCGGTGTAACGCCATTCGAATGGGACAGTCCCAGGCTGAATGGTCCTGGTCACCACGCCAGGGAAGCAGGTTACACTGGCTAAGCCTATCCTGTTATTCAGGCGAAAGCTTCTTAACAGGTGAATGTCCTACCTAAGGCCATAGACGGAGGGACTCCCTATGTACTGTGGAGACTCCCGATTTGGGCGAGTAACAGTAGTGAGTACCAAGGCTTGTAGGTTCGATCCCTACTCTAGGATGTAGTCCTTGTGTGGCTGTCCAAAAGCCCGACCTAATCCTAAGACTTACCTCGGTATGTAAGCCGGAAGGAAAGCCGTCCATCTTAATAGCTTGCAAAGCTATAGCTGGTAAAGCAACCGTCGTGAAGCAAGTCTCGGTAGGGAAGTACGTATTGCAAAGACGTACCTGTTCATGCCATCACCATGAAGGGTCTCTGGACATCGGAGATACAATGGTTGAAGTGAACAACGGAAAGTCCTAGCTGTCCCTAGTATCCTAGAACGGGACGTGGAGGTTCAAGTCCTCAATAGCTGGCGGAATTGGTATACGCGGCTAGGCAAATAGTAATAACTGCTCCTAAAGCCTCCTTCTGAGGGAGAGACAAGAGCAGAATGTTTATCTAGGTTCACTCTCTGCTGTCCAAGGGATGCTGAGGAAGATAGAGAGAAGTAAGCAAAGGCCAGTGAAACCGGGCTAATACACAGCTCGTCTGTAAGTAAGCTCGCCTAGCTGAAGGGACTGGATAGACTAAACCCACCCTAATATAAAACGGAGGTAGGTTAATGTATCTGGAACTTAAACAACAGACACAGCAGCCTCCTTAATAATAACAAAAGGGTGGGAGAGGTAGGGAAACTGTAAATCCTCTCCCGAAGCCCGGAAAGGAACGTCATGGCTAAGAACCCACGTCATAGCTACATTGAACGTTTTCTTGAATTAGAAGAGATGAAGGAAGTACGAGAGTTAATTAAGGAACGTAAAGGCGACGGTAAGAAGGAAGAGAAGAAGGAAGAGAAGAAAGATGTCTGGAGTAAGTTAAGTATCTTACAGAAGACTTTAGTACTGACCTTAGCAATTCCATTTGCAGGTCCCTTTTATGTAGGCTTAGGTAAAGTATCAATCTTAATCATGCAGAGGATATTACAATAACTAATATTACTACGTTGATACCTGATATTCAGAAGGTTCTGAAAGATGGATATCACTTAAAGAGTACCTTCGATAGAAAGAAGGAAATACATAAACCTTCCTTACGTCTATCTCAGATGGGATCACAGTGTCCTAGAGCTTTATGGTATTCAATACATCATCCTGAGCTAGCTGAAAAGATGCAACCTTGGACTGAATTCAAGTTTATGTTCGGGCATGTAATTGAACAGTTAGCCATTGAGTTAGCTAAAGCAGCAGGACATGAGGTAACAGGAGAGCAAGATGAACTTGAACTCGATGGAGTCCTTGGTCATCGCGACTGCATCATTGACGGTTGCACCGTTGATGTTAAATCTGCTGCTAGTAAGTCTTTCCTCAAGTTCAAAAACAAGACCTTACACCTCGACGATATGTTCGGTTATTTGGATCAGCTCGACGGTTACGTGGTGGCAAGTGCTCAGGACCCTCTTGTCCGAGTGAAGGATAAGGGTTACCTATTAGCAGTAGATAAACAACTAGGACATATGTGCTTATATGAACACACAGTCAGGCCAGAACCTATTACAGCTAGAATACGATACTATAAAAGTATTGTTGGATTGCCTAGTCCACCGAGCTGTGAATGCCAAACAGTCGAAGACGGAAGCTCTGGCAACATTAAGCTCGATACAAAGGCTAGTTACAGCTCATATAAGTACTGTTGCTTCCCTGACCTCAGGACCTTCCTCTACGCCAACGGACCAGTCTATTTAACTAATGTCTCAAGACTTCCATATGATGTAAGAACTAAACAATACATCAGAGAGGTAGATAAGAATGGACAAACCGTATATCACTGATCAGGTGACTAGAGAGAATGTTCTATGTCATAAGTGTGGTTTGTTTATTATAGCTGGAGAAGGACACAGATACCCTGAGAGTGACTTTCTTAAAGACGATGTATGGTTCCACGTAAACTGCTACAACAGGTATGAGCACTATTACGGACTAGACAAACCTATAGATTGAGATTATAATGGAGTTTGTAATGAATGCTAAACATAGAGACTGGATTAAAACTTTAACTGCTATCTGTGAGGGTTATTCCCCACAGCCTGCTGAAGGTTACATTGTAGTTGAGAACCCAGATGCAACACCAGAAGCTCTTGCTTTAGGTGGAGTAGACCCTAACTTAGTGATTGACTGTGGTGAACTTATATCCTTCATTAAGGAACACACCAATGATCAAAAGAGAACAAGGAACTCCAAGGCACTACTCAACCTATAGAGGTTACAGAAGGAACCATTCTGATTTAGGCTACCCTACTAGAGATTGGTTTGGTGTAAGTGCTAAGCCCAACAGTGATTACCCAATATTAATTAAGAAGACATCTGAAAGGGGTGAAGTGCACTACATTGAAGTTACGTAATAAGTTTGAAGAGAAGATTAGTAAGCAACTTAAGAAATCAAAGGTTAGTTTTGGTTATGAGACTGAACGTATTACCTACCTTCTTGCTGGCTATTATCTTCCTGATTTTATCATCAACACCCCTCTTGGGAAGATATACGTAGAGACTAAAGGTTATTTCAGACCTGAAGCTAAACGTAAGTTAGTTGCTGTTAAGAAATTACACCCTGAGTTAGATATTAGATTATTATTTTATTCATACAATAAGAAATATGAGAAGTGGTGCATACGTTATGGGTTTAGGTATGCATTCGAGACAATCCCGAGGGATTGGTTGAAAGGGCTATAACATGAAAGATATTATCTTAGGTGTCTTCATTGGAAGTACAGCTACATTTATAGGATTACTGATAATTGCTTGGTTACAAGGAGTCCTCTAAATATGAACGCATTCTCCAAACCTATTCTCTAGAAGAGATACTAGAGGAGAATGAAGTTACTCCAGAAAGAGTATTGGAAATTCTAGTTGAGTATGGTATAATAGAGCTTCCTCTAGTTAAGCCGGTAGACACATGAAAGTGTTGTTCTTAGATATAGATGGTGTCCTTAATAAAAGAGGAACTAAAGAGAAGTACAAGGAATTTACCGGAGTAGACCAGAAGTTATTAGATAGGTATTTAACTTGGTATAATCAACGTAAAGAAGATGTTTCAGTTGTTCTTTCTAGTACTTGGCGAAGAGATGAAGAAGCTAAGAAATACTTAAGAGACTTAGGTTTAAGTTGGAGTTCTGAAACTCCATTTCTAAACCATGTACGTACCTCTGAGATATGTTCTTGGCTTATAGATAACTACTGTAAAAGTAATTACCTTGCCATATTAGATGATGACTCGATTAAAGCTCCTTTACATAAACACCATGTAGCTGTATCCCCAATCTACGGTTTAAGAAATAAAGACTTAATTAAAGCAAATAAGTTATTAGGTTATGACCCGATTAAAACACCCACAAGATAGATTAGAAAGACTTAAAGTTAGTGAGAAGAAGAGTACCCCGAAGCCCGCACACAGTCATGTACGGCAAAGAAAGATCGTTGAGATCAGAGAAGAAGAGGCCAACCATGAACTACAAGAATATAGAGTTAGTTCCGGTTGAGATCTCTAGAGATAATTTAGTTAGTATTGTAGCAGCTTGGTTACATGCTGTACGTAAGATACCAGATCAAACATACATAGAAAATATACAATTTGGAGACTTGTCCAAAGACCAGGTACATCTCAAGGTTGTAGTTAAACAGGAGGTAGATACAATTAAGTTCTGATGGCTCATAATTATGCTCGCGAGAATAGATGGGAGGATACTCCTACACAGGTTAAACGTAGAGAAGCCAGAAATAAAGCTAGACGTAAGGCTATGAGAGCTGGTAGAGTACATAAAGGTGATGGTAAAGAATTAGATCATTTAGGTTTTCATAGAACAGGTTCTTTAGACCATGTGCCTACAAAAGTAGTAAGTAGACATGCAAATAGAATTAGACAACCTAAACGAAAATAACTGTGAAATGGTGCACAGTACATTTGCACCTAAAAACTCAATAGGGTTTGGTTTTACAGACGAACCTTTCCCTAAACAAGTTTGGTTAATTAAAAAGGAAATCTAAATGGATGTTAATAGTCGCGAAGACTCCGCAGATAAGAAGCCGCAGGAGTTGGTATATAAGGAAGGTAACCTTGATCTCCCAGAGTTCCTCAAGCGTAATGGTTACCAAGAACCCAAAGAAGTTAAAGATAAAGTAGTTCTTTAATCTGTTGTAAGGGAACGTAGTACCGCAAATACTACGGAGATGCCTACAACAAACAAAAGGCCCTTCCTAGTTTTGCTAGGCGGGGCCTTTATTTATGGAGAATGTAATGAAGTACTACGATTTGATAGACAACGTTAGGGTTCCTTCAGTAGGTTATATTGATTTAGATTGTTGCGAGGAAAGCAAACCTTGCCAAGCAGTCCCTGCTCTGACCTTAAAAGAAAGAGCAGCTAGGTGCACAAAGAAAAAGGAACAAGATATGTACACCAACATCAACGCTACGATGAATGTCCCAAACACTAACCCGGATGCAGAGAAGGTTGAGTATCTCATTTCTCGTCTCTGGAATATCAAGGATCAGAAGGAATGCGAGGCTTGTAATACCTTCCGTCTCCGGTGGGATGATCTTCCGAAGACGCCTGGTGAGATTGTGAAGCGTCTCACCGAGGGTAAGTTCACGTACAAGAATTCAGTGAATGCTGATGGTACGTGGAAGGTTGAGGATGTTTACCACAACCGTCCGTTCGATTACATCGACTGGCGGACTGAGCCTGCTGATCAGAAGGGCTACGATGCCTACATCGCTATGATGCGGGACGAGGCCACCAAGGTTGAGGATATCATCCGTATTCTCCCTGCAGCTGAGGGTCTGGCTGCCCTCCAGAAGTTCGAACAACTCCCTGTCCAGTGAGTAGTAAGTAACAACCATAAGAGAGGCTGGGGGAACTAGCCGTCTCACCCTACACAAACTAAAAGCCCCTCTAGCCAGCAATGGCCGGAGGGGCTATTTTTTATTGTCTTGAGAATGTATTAAGTTTAATCGAAGATAAAGGGCTTCTGTTCCATTGATTTATACCACATTTCTAAATCTGGAATGCCACGTCTTTTAAGCTCTCTTCTATATTCTTCTGGACCTAAGTTGCTTAAAGAGTTCCTAGCTTTGGCTGCAGCTTGTAAATCTTTAATAGAAGGTGGTTCGATAAAGTAGTCTTGATCTTGTATTCTTACGTTATCGTTAGCAGATTTATTAAGTGGGGCTATTCCACCTCCACCAGCTTCTTTACCCTTTTGAAACAGACCTCCTATACCACCTTTACCTGAAGTTACATCCATAGCTAATCGGACTTTATCTTGAACACCAAATAAATCCCCTCTCTTCTCAGGTTGTTTAAGTATTACATCTGGTTCGGTAGACTTGAAATAGTCTTGTAATCTATCTCTGCCGTGTAAGTTCATATTAGTGTCCCCCGGAGTAAAGGTATCTTTACCGTCTTCGTTACCCCACTTACCACCTTGGTATTCACCTCCATGATAAATACTCTCATCTGAGAAGGTAGGGTGATTAGGTTTCTTGAATGTATCTGGGAAGTGTTGTCCTTCTCCCATCATCTTATCTTGATTTAACTTAAACCAACCCTGCATATCATAGTCGTACTTATCTCCCTTACTAAACTTCTGATCAAACTGAGTTTGTTCCTGTTCAGTTAAAGGTGTATTAAATCTATGGGTATAATCAAGAGGATCTGCCGTAGGCTTTACGTATTGTCTTAATTGAGCAGGAGACATTTTGAACATCTCTTCCTCAGTAGGTTTACCTTGTTTATTCTTTAGTGTCTGTTGATGATCATCCCACATAGCATCATAGAAGTCATTAGCATCCCAAGTATTCATTTCCTTATTCTTATAAGGCTTAGGATTAGGGATATCTATGTTAGGTGTAACATCTATGTGTTGAGCTAGACTATATTCCATCTCATGTTCATAGTAGTCACCGTCGGAAGTACCAACACCCATGTCCTATTCCTTTAACTTATTTTCTTTCTTGAAGTTCTTTCGGACACCTTCTTCAGCATCCTTTAAGAACTTATCTTGAATACCCTTAGCAGACATGGCTCTAGCCATAGCCGCAGGTATGCCAGGTATCTCAGCAATACGCTTCAGGTTCTCTGCATTTTGTCCACCAGGCAGGCCTTCTAAGATAGATTGAAGGATGAACTGATTAATCTTCTCATCAGATAAACCTTGGGATTTACCTACAGTAGCTAGGGACTTAGCGTAACTATTGATGTTATTGATAGTATTAGAAACAAAAGGTACTTGTTCACCAGTCTTAATAAACTTTCTGGTGTAGTTAAGAGACTCTTTATTCTTACCTAAGACTTCGAAGCTGAAGTCTTTATCATTATAAGTTACTTGGTAGACACCTGACTCATCCCCTAGGGCCATAGTACCAAACTTCTGTAAGGCAGGTTGGAATAATTCCTTACGTGCTGTAGATTGTACCCAGTCTAAGTATTCATTCTTAATATCTGGGTTCTTAGTCCCCAGTTCATTTACTGAGTCAGCAAATTGTTTAGAAGTATATAAAGCAAAGATACCTGCTTGACCTGGATGACGTACACCTTTGTTATCAATATACTCAGGATCCAGTTTAGCTATGAAGTCTCTGTTCTTAGGATCAACTAGAGCAGCTAGAGTATTGGTTCTTAATTCAACACTATTTTGAGGATTAATTACAATCTTACGTACTCTATCGGTAAGCTCATCTAAGTACTTAGGAACGTCCATATCAGCATCTCTAGCCTTCTGGAAGGCATCCTTCATGGTAGAATTACCATTAACAATCTTTAACATATTAATCTTGAAGTGATTGTTTAAGTCCATACTCTTTAGGTTAGGAAGTACAGATTGTTCTAGGAGTATCTTAGAGGTCTCTGGGTCAGCATTCTTCTTAGCCCATGCGATAGCCCTAAACAGATAACCACTATCACCTTGAGTCATCTGCCATTCGGAATGCTCAGCATCAGCCTTAACTATTCTAGCTATGTGACCGCTACGTCCAGACTTCTCATCTGTGATATCGTCCTTAGCTAATTCAAACATCTTACCGTAGGATTGAACACGCTTAAACCAGTCTTCACCTAGCCAAGCTTTCATAGGTCTACCGCCAACCATCTCATTACCAGCCAGTTCAGCAGCTTTATAGTACTCTTGTTCCTTCTGTTTAACTAACTGAAGGTATTGTTGCATCTGGGTAGGGTTACCTTTGACATTACCGTCAGCATCTACAAGAACCCCATAGGCTTTAGCAACCTGTTCCATACCCATTACGAAGTCCGTAGACTTCTGTGATAGGACGTTGTTGGCTACGTTAGTAACTTGTTTAACATTGTATTTATCAACCATTTCCTCAGACTCTACACCAGCTTTAAGTGTAGCTAACTTTCCTTTGTAAGCATTAGCCTTAGTCTGCCAGTCCCAGAACTTCTGTAGTTCACCCCCATTGGAAATGTGGTTAACCCAGTAGTTACCCCCAAGACCTTCGTAGCTTGTACCTTCGTGGGAAGCAGTCTCAGCAGCTCTTAAAGCCTGGTTCTTCTGATCGTTACCTTGCTTAAGAAAGGTATTAATATCTGCCCTGAGAGCTTCTTGATAACCTGAGGCTACGTTGTAGCCAGTGATCTTAGAAGCAGTCTGATTGACATAATCCCAGTAACCTGGAGGAACAGAACCTTTGACGTCCTTAATGGCAGCATCTACAGCAGCCTTATAGTGAGTCTCAGATAGAGTACCATTAGCTTTAGCAGACTGTAAAGCACCTAACATATTAGGCATGTCCTTGAGAGACTTGGGCATGTCTGTCTTGGTGGAGTTAGTATCTAGTGGCTGGTTAGATACTGCGTTGTAGACACCTTCTAACTCATGCTTCTCTTGTTCTACTAAAGGTGTAATTGTCTTATGCGTTAAGTCTTCTGAGTAAGCCTTGATGATTTCATCAGCACCCTTGATACCACCTTCAATCATATTACCTACATCCTTAAGAGCTACCCCTAGAGGACTCTTGAAGTCAGGTTGAGGTATACCTTTAGAATAAGATAAGTAATTAGGGTCTTGGGTATCAGGGACTTGTGGGTTTAGGGTAGCCATTTATTTCTGTCCTTGAAGTGTTTGTAAGAAGGATGGGATAGCCTGAGGTTTACGTGTAGTAGGCACAGCTCTCAGGTAGTAGTCGTAGTTTGAACTGTTAATTAATGTTTCATTGCCTTTAGCAGCAATAGAGATGAACTGTCCATACTTCTCAATGGGATAACCACTCCTAACTAAAATAGTCTTAGCTCTCCTAAAGTAATCGTTAGCTTGGTCTTGGTTGTTATCCTGAATAGCTCTGAAGCCTCTGTGCATTTCAACTACAGCTTCTTTAACAGCTTTGTTTTCCATTTCTTTTTCTTCTGCCATAGTCCACTGTTTAGTGTACATGCCAGAAGCTTCTTGTGGATTTAGTCCTAGGCCAGTCATTAAAGCAACATCCCCTAAGTAACCTTCGTTACTGTTCATCCATCTGCCAGTTTCTAAGGCCATCTTTAATTTGACAACTGCATTAACTGCAGAAACAGCTTTAAAAGGTGCTACTAAATCTTCGGCTTTAAGTTTGAAATCACCATCATTGTTAATCCAGGAACGCATGGCGCTAGTAAAGCCATCTAAGTTATCCCAGATTTGTTTACCTTTACCATATGTAGCACCACCGAATATATCCCATACAGTCTTATCAGAGCGCATTACGTCCCTCAACTGTTGGAAACCTGTAGGTGCGTATCGCTCTGGGATGTTATACCAGTTGCCAGTTGAGAGTGCTATTAACGTAGCAGGTAAGCCTTGGGTAACTGCAGAGTTAGCCCATTGAAGCATATTAGAGTCTTTAGTAGCATTTACATAACCCCCTTCTTGACTCCATTTATTAATGTAGTCTGCACCAGGAAGACCTGTGAGTCCTGTAGCTGCAGGAATACCGTAGAGTGCGCCATAAGTAGTAAACAATCTAGTACGTTCTACAGCAGTAAGTCTCTTACCTAACATCAACTCAGCAAGTCTCAATTGATAGTGTAAGAACTGTGTAGGAATGGAAAGGATACCTTTACCGAAGGATGAAGTGGAAGCCCTAGACATATTAGTATAGAGCAAGTCAGCTCTATTCATAATACCTCTAGCTTGTGCTTCAGAGATAGCACCTACAGCGTTAGCATCCCTAAATTCTCTATAGGCAGTGTACCAAGCACCAGCTCTGATGTTCTTCTCAGACTCTCTGAAGAATACAGTACCCCAATCGAGGAACTGTCTAGCTTCATTACCCACAAGATCATTCTTAAGATAACTATCTAAGTTAGCGTATTCAGAACCTACGTGTTCGAAGCCAAATCGTTTAAGTAAGTTTCTAGCCTCTGTGAACTCACCAGACTTCCAACGAGAAGAACCTGGAATGAGTTGATGAGTAGCCATTTCATCTAATTTAGCAATGATATTAGGATCACTACTGAACCTAGCCCACATGTGCATTAAGGAAGCCTTAGCTCCTGGTGCAGCGTACTTAGCTCCTGCTATACCACTGATGGTAGCCCAGGATTGTAATTGAACCATGATCTGAGCAGGAGCAAATAGACCCATAGTAGCATGGAAGGTTAAACTTCTGACGAAGGAAGCAGGATCACGTACCTTAGGAAGTAACCAACCAGGCACTAAAGCTAGTTTAGTAAAGTCTTTAGCATACAAACTATCTGAGAGTTTCTGTGTAGCTGAATGTAAGAAAGAAGAAGTAGTATCTTGAATACCTAAGAACTGTTTGATCTGGTAGTGAGCAGTCATCAAGGTATTCCATCTAGCAGTATCTTGAGCAGACAAACCAGCTAGAGGGGTAGGATTGAAGAAGTGGTAGTAAGGAGACTGAAGGATATCTTCCTTAGAAGCAGCCATTAGTTCTTTAGCTTCTTGTACCCAATGTTCTACAGAGAATACTTTATAGTCAACCATGAAGGCTTGGTCTACGACCCTATTCAATGCTCTATTGATAGATTGAACAGGAGAGATATACTTAACTGGGGCAGTCTTGAATACAGGGTTCTGTTTAGTACCTTCATTAGTCATGGTGAAGACATCGTAAGGATCAGTCTTACCTTCGAAGAACCTACCATAGCCTTCAGAAGACATGTCTCGGAACTTAGTACCGAACTGTTCTCTTAAGACCTTACTAGTCTCAATAGATAATTTACCTCTAGGTACAGCATGGAATGGAATGTCTAATCTGAACTTAGGGGGTACAACAGTTCCCTCGGAGCCTACAATATCTGGAGTAAACCATTTCTGTACATCAGAGAAAGATTGGTACATACCACTCTTAGCGTGAGCGGCTTGCGCACCTGCAAGATCTTCCTTCTGCAGGGCTATTCTAATCTCATTTAAGTTCTTAGTGAATGTACGAGCTTCTTCGCCTACGACATGAGCAGAGAGAGTCTTGTCTCTTAAGAATATGTGTTTATCTGTTACTGCATCATGGATCATCTCAGGCTGGACTGTGAAGTGTTCATAGTCAAAATCTGGTGTCTCTCTAGGTAACTTACGAAACCTCAGTGGTTCAGAGATGTGTCCTAAGTCTGGGTGAGACACCACATACTCAGGCATAGTTTGAGCAGCTCTCTCACTGACGTTAGCTAAGGGCATTTCGTGCGGTCTAGAGACCTTGAATGCTGTAGCTGTACCATTTTGTAAAGCTTCTAATGTCCGTATATCTAGAGCTTGCATGATCCTCTCTTGACCTTGCTGCTTACCCATAACAAGAACAGAGTGTCCTTGTTTAGGTAAGTCTGAAGGATCAATACGAGAACCATCAAAGGTATGCCCAATAGAACTGGTATTACCAGACTTGTCTGGAGTATACTTTAGAGTATAAACAGTATGTGTCTGTGCACCTTCTCTTAACTTAAGGGTGTGTGCTGTTTGATCCTTCCAAGCATTCTTAAGCTCTTCTAAGCGTTTGAAAGCATAGAAGGCTTCTGTCTCTTGTTCAGAAGGATTACGTTGGTGTATATTCTGATACCATCTATCCAGGTCAGCAGGGTTACGTATAACTTCCGTACCCTTGAGCAACTGTCCAGTGATAGGATCGACCTCACGAGCCTTACGAATATCTTGAGTTACCTGTTGCCATTCGTTCCAGACTTCACGTTTCTTAGTACCGTAGAAGCCTCTAAGTTGTTGAATAGGTTTGTTGTGTTCTTTGATTAGTTCATAATAGTTGTTAGTACCATAGGTAGCTACTTCTCTATTCAGAGAATTCTCTAGCGATAGAGTTTCATTAGGAGTAATACCTGTACCTAGTCTAGCATTCCATACAGATAAGATATTACCTGGAGTCTTCTCTAGGTTGGTTTCTACTAAGTGTCTGATGATTGGGTCTGTTTCAGTTACTGCCTTAGACGTAAGAACTACGTGGTAACCAATACCCTTTTGAAATACACCTTTAGTTACTACTTCTCCAGTATCAGTTCTAACTACTTCGGCCAACTTAGTTAATCTATTATTTAAGATGAAATTACGAGCTAAAGGATAGGAACCGAACTGTTCTGTACCTGATTTACCCATTACAAACATAGGGTAGTAGACATTATCCACAGGATCCTTACGAACACCTATATTCATAATATGGTTCTCAAGACCAGGGTAGTAACCTTCTACATGGTTCTCTAATATCTTCTGAGCTTCCTTCTGTACTGAAAGCATGAAGGGAAGACGTTCTACCTTCATATTGTTCATTACAGCTTCAGAGAATGAAGTAGACAGTTGTTGTGTCTTCTCTATAATTCTATTGACTGTCTCTTGTCCTAATCTACCAGGGTTCTTAGTTAAGTCTGAGACAGTGTTAGAGAATGCCTGTTGTAAGGACTCAATAGAGTTACGAATAGGGTTACCTGTACCAGCTAAGCTATTACCTAATTCTCTGGTAGCTTGTTGAAGACCGGCTCTCTTAGGATCACCTACAGCCTCTGATATTGCAGAAGGGGAAACAGGATCATGTTTAGGTTGTGTTAAGACACCGTTTAACTCTTCAGTATTAACAGTCCAATCTTTATTAAGAACACTAGTATCTTTAGTGAGTTGTTCAACACCTTGTCTTGCCCTGAGTATCTGCTCAATAGGCATACGCCCAGCATTGGCTAAGCCACGCTGAGCTTTATCAATCTCAGATGGGAACATGAGCCTAGGACCAGCTTCACCCTTAATAGGCATAGCTCCTTTAGCTGTTCCAATCTCTTCTTGAGTCATTAACCTAGCAGGATTAAGTCCTTCCTGAGCCCTGCCAATCTCGGCAGGAAGCATCAGACGAGGGCCTTCCTGAGTAGTAATCTGCTTAGGGAAGTTTCTTCCTGCAGCATCTATCTCAGCAGGAAGTAAGAATCTAGGAGCGTCTACAGTCTGAACTGTTTGTTTAACAGCACTCTTAATTGCATTAGAAGCTTGGATAGTCTTTAGTGTAGGCATACCTATTTTGGCAGCATTACCTAAACCCATTACGTTTGTAACTGCGTCTATGTCTTCAAATAACTTATCTGCATAAGTCTGTCCTTTGAGTGCCTTAGTAAAGGCTACGGCAGCAGAAGGGTTATCTTTAATTAATCTATCTACAATCTCGGTAGTCTTCTTGACAAACTCATCATTAGGTAGACGGTACATCTTACCTACTTGTTTATCTAAGGAAGAACCTACGAGTAGAGCACCTCTCTCCGACATATCAGAGAGCTTAAGAACCTTATACAAATAGGTAAAGTTCTTAATCATATCTATGCCTGCGCCTACATAGCCTTGTTCTTGCGCAGCACGATTAGCCTTCTCATCTAAGTTATCAGCATGTTGTTGCTTAGTCTTTAGATCAGAACCTATTGCCATGGACTTCTCCATAGTCTTAGGCACTAATTGATAAGCTTCATTCCACCAGGAGTCTGGGTTCCTAGTGGCAGCTTCCTTAAGACCATTAAGAAGAACAGAAGAGTAGTTCTCTTCAAAGACAGTCTCAGGTCTAGTATTAGGTGGTCTGTTGATTAATTTATCTACGAAGCCAGTCTCTTCTTTATCTAGATTAGTACCCTTCATTTTGACGAAGTGACTAATAGCACTCTGACGTTGCTGGAGCTTCTGCATGTCAGTGAACATAGAAGCTTGATTACGTAATTGAACTTCAGTACCATCATTGATGGACTTAAGAGCAGACTCATAGTCTGTGAACCCAGGCATACCGATCATTACCTTAGCTGCACGTTGCTGTGCAATCTGAGGTGTAAGAGGCGTAGCTACTCTCTCTGAAGAAGTATCTACAGAGAAGGACTCGCCACCTGGATCAGGAAGAGTAGTATCTAAGGAGTAATTTTCAGGCATTAAGAAAAGGTTCCTTGGTACGGCCCATAGATATTCCCTCCAGAACCTGAGGTTGTGGTCTTAGGGTTACCTCCAAAGCCGGAGGCTACTCTACCGAAAGCATTGACAGAGCCCATTAAAGAACCCCCAAAGGAAGTGATGGCAGAGCCTAGTTGAGCTTGTTGTCCTGCGTTAGCCTGGAGGATCTTCTGTTGAGAGATTTGACTATTAATACCGAAGATGTTCTCACCAGTCTGTAAATTTTGGTTCATCCCTTGTTCATTCCACATGCCTTGGGAAGAAGCTTGCTGTTGTCCACCTTGGAAGCCTGTACCAAATAGAGCACCCTGGTTAGAACCAGCAACCATGCCCATAGACTGAGCCTGTTGAACCTTACGTAAGTTCTCCAGTTTCATACGTCTACTTTCATTCTCCATCTGGATCTTACGTTGTTGTTCAACTTGTTGTTCCAGTTGGATCTGTTGTTTCTGGGCTTTGTTAATATCTGAGGCAGCAGACGTGCTTATGCCTGCTCCAATCGCTTGGAGTCCTAAGCCTGCTCCCATCATTAACATCATACTAAACGGGTCCATTGTGTCCTTTATGCATTTTGGTTTATTGCTTCAAACATAGCCCAGCCCATTATGTTAAAGGCTTTGGTAGACATGGATTGTACTTTAATCTGTAAGGCTAAACCTCGTCCTCTAATCCTATGTCTCTTAACGAACTTATTGAAGTCTGCTGAGTCTACTCCAGCTACTTCAAAGGTAGACCACCTACCTGATGTACCTCTAGCTGAGAAGTCCCATCTACCTTGTATCTTGTACTGTTGGGATGTGGCACTATTCAAATATAAATAAACATACGGTACTTGAAACCTAGTTGCAGCTTTACCTGAGATCTTATAGCCAGTGACAAAGTAACTGGTGTAATCAATAGCTAAGTTAGAAGCAAAGTCTTGGTAATCTTCATCCCTAGCTTCTGAGAAGGTAAACTCCCAAGAAGGCCCTGTAGTCAAGGATGATGTAATGAACTTCATTGCTGAAGGTGGTATATTCATTCCTCCTAAACCAGGAACATAACATACTCCATTTATGGTAGGACCATTAGTAATTAAAGATATAGTCCAAGGGTAGAAGGCAGAAGTAGCGGTATTAAAGTTCATTACTCTATTGAACTCATATCTCTGAGTTGTAGTAGTTGCCTCAGCATCTCTATACGTCCATTGTACTACGTAGTTAAGAGGATCGTAGTCGCCTCTGGCGTACCTCTTAGCAGTAAGAGGAATGTCAGCATAGAAAGATCCTATTGTACCCACCGTAAGAGAATTGACATTCAACCCTCCGGGTTGGTTAGGAGTAATATTATAAATACCCTCTTCATTCCACCAAGTAGGCCAACCTAAGACATCTACGAAAGATGTACCTGAGATTGAACGTACCTTTGATAGTTGGACTATAGTGTAATCGTTAGCAGTGAAACCTACACCTTGACTTCCAGTGATGAACCATATGCCATTAGAAGCAAAGACTAATAGACCATTTTGTACTGGGAATAGTTTATATATTACCCCTGCACCTTGAATACGTAAGACTCCGCCATCAGAAGGAAGAAGAGCAAATCTATCCTCTGAGGTAGGATCATTGATTTGATAACACTTCCCGAACTGAGTTGGGTTTAATACTATCTGGGAGAAGTAGATATTCTCTGAGAAGCTGGTAGCATCTACGCCAGCATACCAAACTCTACCTGCGAACCAAGAACCAGTCTTAGGACGTACTAGAGTAGATACTACAGCCAGTCCAGGTACTTGTCCTGCAGTAGCTCTGTCCTGACGAAAGGCATCTAAGATATAGAAACCCTTAGGGGCTGGTCCTGCATTAACAGTAACATTAGCTATTGTAGTAGCAGGATCGAAGACATTAGAGGCATTCTTATAGTTCCACCATACATCTGAATTAGCTGGGTAGTTACCTACAGCAGTATTCCACACTTCTATCTTGAATGGGTATGGACGTATGGTCCATGTACTAGACGTACCTGACCCTGTTACAGAAGTAACTTGAACATTAAGGGTTGTCCCTACATAGCTAACTACAGTACCTACAATGGTTGTAGATGGACTGACACTTATTCCTGTGACCATATCTCCTACGTTAACTGGGTTGTTTGCAGAACTAAGCACCCAACTATGAAGCCCTATTGTAGCGGAATTAGCTGTTCCTGATGGGTCAGCCCAGAACTTACCCCAACCTTGATTGGCTAGATTATACCTGTGGATATCTGTGACGCCAGTAGGTCTGGTTGTATCCAAACCACTTTCAACAATACCTTCAAAGTCTCTAATCTTAACTGTAATTGGAGTTGCTGTGATTACTGAACCTGTAGAATAGGTACAATAGAAGGGATCTAAGGTAGGGTGAAAGACAAAAAGATAACCATTACCTTCTGCAAATTGACATTCTTGATTGAATGGAGAGGTACCTCCAGAAGGAATAAAGGTAGTTAAGCTTACTGTTGCAGAGAGTCTGTGTTGAGATAAAGGACTGGTATTTGTGGAATCAGCAATAGAATAGAAGTAAAGAAACTCTCCAGCTTGAAGAACTACTAGTGGATGTAAGCCATCCCCACCTGCATTCAACCATTTGAAATAGGTTACTGCAGATAAATTGCGATCAATATTAACCAGTTCGAAGTTCTCTTCGAAGTCAATACCTAACCTACGGGAGACTTCTCCTATGTAAGAAAAGACACAGTTGTCTGTGTCTGTAGAAGCATTCTCCGGGAAGTTAAGTCCAGTGAATTCAGTCTTCAGACCTAACTTAAAGTTATTCTCGACTGAAATATTAGGCTGTTGGGGCAAGTTGTTTATCTCTAATTTCTACTATATCTACATTACGTTTCTTGAAATATTCTTTAGTTAAATCTAATAACATTTTGTACTTTGTGTACTTACCCTTAAGCTTCTCAGGGACTGCTCCAGAGTCATACTTGACTGTCCAGAGACAAGTCTGTGGGTCCATTGCTAGATGGATCTTATTCTCACCTGTGAACAAACGTCTGTCTGTAAGACCCATGGAGTTCTTAGGAGAACCTTCAATAGGCCTTAACATTAACTCTACATTGGGAGTAGTATTATATTTATAGTTCTGTGTATCAATAGTCATGGTCCAGACTGCCTCATCCATTTATATGCGCCATAACCTCCACTAGAGTAACCACCTGTACGTGGGACTCTACCGAAGTTAGACAGTTGTTCGAAAGCTGTAGGTTTATTAGATACTGCCTTACCCTTCTGTACAGAAGACCATTGACGCCTAATCTCCTGGTCTGCTTTAGGGTGAGGCATTTGTTTTAGTTCATAGAAGGCTAAAGACTTAGCTTCATTGATTAAGAGAGCAAACTTATCGTCATCTAGATCAGGTACAAAGCTATCCACCATTGTGAATGGAGTAACTTTAAGTCCATAGAACAGTGTCTTACTAGATTGAAGTGTACTGTCGTAGTTAGAGTCATAGCTATCAAAGATTACATACCTATTCTCAATTACAGTACAATAGCTAGGTTGAATATCATTCTTATAATAGAAGGTGAAGTTCAAACCACCTTCTTGGAAGGTGAAGGATCGTACGTTGTCCTCAGAAGGATTGAACCTATTAATCATATCTAAGAACTGGTCTATACCTAATAGAGTTACATATTTATAACCAGGAACAGAACCGGAGTCACTATTGGTTATTACCCAGTCTGTGTGCGTACCTGACCCTATGATAGAAGTAATATTAACTACTAATGTAGTACTAGAGTAGCTAGTCACAGTACCAAACATACTGTTGGTTCCAGACTGACAGATTACACCTTGGTTAGTTGTAATAGGTAGACTAGCTGATACAGTAAAGGTATGTGCGCCTGTAGAGATAGAATTAGAAGTAGAAGATGTAGTAGTCCAGTTAGTAGTAGAAACTATATCTGTGTTTACGCCATGGGAGTAAGAACCAAACTGACTTACCTCTTGAGAGTTGTTTGGGTTAGAGTCGAAGTACTTAATCCAGTCTATGTCTAAGACACCTTCAGGAACATACATCAAGGTAGGTTGAGTACTATCTCCAGAGGCAGTTAGTTGAAGTAAGTTTCTCTGTTCAGGAAGGTTACCTCTATTAAGAATATCATAATATTTATTCTTAATTAGACTAGCTACTTGAAGGGACTCCACAGTATCTGAGATAGAGTTAACTTGATCTGAGTCCAGAGAACTCAAGATACTTTGAGTCATTTCTAGGAGAGTTTGTGAAGCCATTATTTAAATATCCTTAGACCTGAATACAGGAAATACCCACCTAGAACTATGGTTACCACAGTCCAGAGGTTAGGATCTAGTGGGTCTGTAGAACCTATCCCCATTACTTTATCGTAGATGAAGATCTTGTTTAAGTAGACCATAGGGCCTACGGCAAAACCTGCACCTATGTACACAGGTAAGTTAGAGTGTGAACTCTGTGCAATGAGGACATCTCGCTGAGAAGAAAGGGCGTTAGCCCTTTCCTCTGCAGCGATCTGTTCTTTCTTGGTAGAAGCCCCAATGGCAGCTATTCTTTCATTTGAAATAGCTGAAGTTATATCTTTAATAGAACTAAAAGCAGAGGGGATTAAACCTAACAGAAAGGTCCACATTACTTCTTTTCTTCTTTAGTTACCTTGGTAATAGTTTGCTTAGCCGACTTCTTAGCAGCCGCTATGTTTTCTTTAGTGTCATCGCCTGCATTCAATGCAAGTACTGGATCATTACGTCTACGTGCCCATTCGGTGACTATGCCTTTGGCAGCAGAGATACCGCCTAACCACATCACTACAGTACTATCAATTCCAGACTGAATGTTGAGAGATAATAGAGGAGACCAATCCATAGCCCCTACACCAGCAATAACAACACCAGTAATAGTTTCTAGACGTGCAAGGAAGACAGTCTCAGAACGCTTGAAGAATACTTTAACACCATCCCAGAAGTTACTTAACATCTACGATCTCCGGGGTGTTTCTATATTCATAAACTAACCAGGCTACGATACCTACAACTAGAGCAGTTACTGTACCTATGATGGCCCAGTGCATATGTTGTGGAGGAGTCGTTGCAATGGCAGTAGCACCTGCAGCAACAGCACCTACGGCGATTACACCAGGGGCTGAACTAGCAACTGAACCTGGAGTATTCCAATGATATTGCTTATCAATGGTTGGGTCTAAGAGCATCATACGCTTGAGTAGAGGGGCACAACCATCTTGTACGTCTACTGCAGTACGTGAGAACACACCATCAGAGACATATTTACCAGACTTGTACTGGTCAGATTTAGACCAGACATACGGAGAAGGAATACCTTTGGATTGGTATCCTAAACCATTGTACTTCTCCAAGGCAGCAAGCATACCTCCAGCAGACCAATCTCCCCATGTGGAGAGGCGGTCTGTCTTGAGTGCATTGATAGCTGCTTCCTCCCAAGACTTGAACGGGCCTTGACCGCGAGGAATATGAGTGGAAACGCGATCCCACCTGTCTCCCTGCGCAAGATTGGCCATCCAGCTTTGAGAAGCTTCGCGCTCGTGGATAACTGCAATCACAGGCCAAGGCACCGAGGTCTTAGCTTCAACTGCTTGATAACGCGCCTTAGAAGCAACCAAACGTTTGGCTACTTTGTCTAAGCCAGTAATAGCAGAAGTATTAACTTTCATATTACTCCAACGCTTAAGGTTGGCAGCTTTAAGGTTTTCTAACATATTTTTCCTTTGTTTATATGTGTAATAATGCTTGTAAGAGTATTCGCGGATACGTGGAGGTTCCTGCAGAGGCTGCGCCATGAGCGGTAAGAGTGTACCTTCCATCCCCAGATATTTCATAAGCATCTGTTATAGCGAATGCACAGAAGTAACCTGCAGTGGAACCTTGGTCTTGTACGTCACTATTTCCAGTAATTGTTCCTAAAATACCTAATGCAAAATATTGAATTGCTCCAACGTTGGTATTAGACCCATAGCCAGAGGCTGCAAGCATAACACTGTCGCCATTCCACGCTAAAAATGCAGGGTCTGTACCCCCCGTTAATGTTGTATAAGTATTGAGGGTAACTGACCCACTTTGTGTATTACTTGCATATTTAGGTTTACGATTAAACCAGTTTATTAAATATCTAGTAGCAGCACTATCCACAAACTGTGTACTACCATTTGTTCTAACCATCCCAACTAAAGATCTAGTATCATCTCCAGTCTTGATTTCAGTACCAATGTTACCTGCTGTAGAACTGGTAGCATGTCCTGTAGCAGATATTTCCATATTTAGTGTACCTGAATTATTAAATACATAGACATAGTAATTTGAGTTTGCACTTAGCCCTGAAGTTGTTCCTCCAGTAGTTATTCCTGCACTGGGAATTTGGTATACAACCCCACCAATCTTAATTACATCTCCTTTGTATGGAGAGAATGTAAGTTGAGTTGTAGATGTAACTGAAAGTTTTCCTGAGAATGTAGGTCCGACTGAAGTTAAAGTACCTGTAGTTGTAATTGCTCCACCAGATAGTGGGTATGAAGTAGCAACACTTGTTACAGTTCCTGTACCTCCAGAAGCAGACCAGGATAAGTTACCTGAACCATCTGTAGAAAGAACGTTAGTGTTTGAACCTGCGGTAGTAGGAAGCTTGAAAGTATAGGAAGAAGAAGTAACAGGAGCTTGAACAGTAATTACGTTAGCGTTAGTACTGTTAGCTAACTTAAGTTGTCCAGTAGCGGAGCTGGCTACACCTAATGTAACAGCAGCACCACTTATAGTTGCATTAGCATTTCCAGAAACTGCTGTAGTAGTGGTTGCATAGTAAGCAAGCTGTCCCGCAGTGCCTCCATTAACAGTACCCCCTACAGTAGCATCTGCCCAAGCAGGGAGAGCAGCAGCACCAGCAGAAGTAAGAACTTGTCCTACAGTACCTACTCCAACTACATTCTGAAGTGCACTTGTAGAAGTAGTTCCTCCACAAAGTACTGAATAAGCAGTGAAAGAAGTTTTATTTGTACCACCGAGAGGTACAGTAAGGGTTCCACTTGAAAGTGTTCCATCACTGGCCGAAGAAACAGCACCTGCAGTAAGATTATTAATACGCCAGACACCGGAAGAATTAGCTTGCATACGGATATGGCCTGCACCATCTCCGATGTAAATGTTATTAGTAGTGTCTGATGCAGCTACTAAGTTATTTCCTAAGAATACGTTACCAGCCCCGGCTTCAATTCCGCAGAGACCTGAAGAACCATGTCCTACGAAGATATTATTAGTTCCTGTAAAAGGTATGTTTGGGTAAGAAGTAATATCTGCAGGAGTATACAAAGAAGCAGCTGGAAGAGCTGAGTTAAAAGCTGGATTTGCTCTGGTCGTACCAGGAAAAAATCCAATTGCAATATTGCTACTTCCACTTGTAAGTGTATTTAATGCCCCATAACCTAAGGCAATATTAGTCCCCCCAGCATCACAAATAGCCAAGGAACTATGTCCTATGCAAGTATTTCCAACTCCAGTACTATGTTGAAATAAAGAATTAGTCCCTACCGCTGTATTATTATAACCGGTATGTGTAGTATGAACTAATTGTTTCCCAATCATGGAATTAAAACCAAGAGCGGTATTCTCTGATCCAACGTGTGTAGAACCAGGTCTAGTTCCACCAGCTACAGGGTCGTAATCCCCTCCTAGAGAATTACCACCTACCGCTGTATTACCTGTACCATAGGTTTGAGAAACCATAGCATCATTACCAAGAGCAGTATTTTCTGAAGTTAACTCCCCCCACTGTAGTGCGAATAAACCTAAAGCAGTGTTAAAATGACCGTAGGTATTTGCATACATGGTCTGAGAACCTATAGCAGTATTCTCTGATCCACTATAAGCCCCGTAAGAAAGATAATCGTGAGTCCCCGACTGAGACCCATTTATTTGTAGTGCAGGTCCACCTGGATACTCTGCAATCTTAAAAGAGTCTGTAGCAAGGCCTGAAGAAGCTACGTACCAAGGTTTACCAATTAAATTTATATTGTCTGGACTAGCACCTGTACTATTTGAAAAGGAGCTTGGTAATGTTCCATTTGTAGCGAAAACAATAGCTGCTCCAGGAGTTAATCCGTGAACCGGGGAATTAATTGTACCTGGGTTACTGAGTGTAATTGTAATAGCACCGTAGTTTGGTCCAGACACTACTCCACCTGCATACCGTTGACCAGTTCCAGGAGAATTACCTCTAGTGTTGTAAAGAGCTGTATTACCTACAGCAGTATTTTCTGCGCCATCTATATTTTGTGTTAATACAGAAGCACCTATACCTATGTTACCACCGCCTGTAGTTGTACCTGTTCCGACAGCATTTCCTAAGAAGGTATTAGAAACCCCCGTGGTTAATGAAGTTCCACTACCAAAACCAAAAGTAGTATTAGATGTCCCCGTTAAGGTTAAATTACCAGAGCCCCCATACATTCTGTTATCAGAAATATGTCTAGCATACCCAGTAAGAACTCCAGAAGCGCCATCAATACTAGCCACACCTGCGGCAGGACCTACGCCTAACGCAGTTGCAAGGTTAGCAGGAGTAATACACCCGAGCGTTGTATTATTTCTACGTACCCAAAGAAGATCTCCAGTTGTATCTAAAAGTACTGGGGTAATAAATTGAGTAGAGGCGATATCAATATCTTGAGTAAAACCTGTATTTGTATAAACCCCGCTGTTACCTGGATTACCTTTGAAAGTAGCTATTCCACCTACTGCTATTTTAGAATTGGTTATACTGTTAGTTACTAAAGAGGCAGTCCCATCTGTAGTAACAGAAAGAACACCACTCAAACTTGCTAGAATAGATCCTGGTATAAACTTCTTAAACGAAGGGCCTACATTGTCCAGTAATAATAAGTAATCTAAAGTTAAATTTGGAACGGTTTTAACATTCAATCCTGAGATTGTACCTGTACCAAAAGTAATTGTACCGACTGAAGTTAATGAACTTACTGTGGGAGTAGCCGACCAAGTTGGAGCCACGCCTACACCACCTGAAATAAGGACTTGACCTGTTGCAACATCTGCTAATTTAGATAGAGTAGTTGCACCAGAAGCATATAATAGATCTCCTACAGTATAGGAGGATTGTCCTGTACCTCCTGACGCCGCAGATAAAGGTAAACTTAATGAAGCTGCAGACCATATTGCATCGAAGTCTGTACTAGATGCTTTAGTTAAGATTTGTCCGGTAGAACCTCCAACAGGAAGTCCTCCACTACCACCACCTCCAGAACTGGAGTTTAACTGGTTGACGTTAACTGCGTCTGTACCAGCCACACCTGGAGATACGTTTATGACTCGGTGAGAATTTATGTCTAAATCAGCACCCATTTGATTAGGTGAAGTACCGTCCCTAGAGAGAGTGTTCTCCAGAGCAGTTTCAATTAAAGTATTATTAGCATTAACTAATGTAACTGCAGTAGTTTCGTTCTGCAGATTTACTAAGTCATTGAGTGTTAATTTAGCCATGAGTTAGATTATTCTTCCTTTGGACTTTCAGGTTCTGTATTAGGAGTATCAAGTTTCTGTAGCCAATACTTACAATCTTGGATAGCTCCTTCGTAAGAGCCGAGTACTGTTTTAACCTGTTCCTGTTCTTTTAACAGAAGATTAATTCGGTCTTGGATTTCTTGTCGTTCCATGAATGTTCTTCCTTTAGGGATGAGGGGCCGAAGCCCCTCTATTGTTAATTAAGCTTTGAATACTTGAAGCCAGATAATGAACGTACCGTTGAAAGCATTGGTAGCAATTGCATTATTCTGAATTGTAATAGTCACAGTATTAGTTGTACAGGCAGTCTTAAGCACAGGAACGCCCTGTGTATTAGTACCACCGATTATGGTTGCAACAGCAAAGTCAGTTGTTGCAGTACCAGTATAAGTAATTACAAGTGCTTGACTTGCAGTGTGAGCTGTAGTCAAAGACTCTGAAGTAATTTTAGTATACTGCGTAGTGGTCGTAGCAGCATTGCTAGAACAAGTTACTGAACTAGCGTTAGAGGTAGTGGTAGATGCAGCACCATGGGTCAGAAGACCTGTATGGTTCAGAGCACCAAAAGTACCTGTAGTAGCAGTTAAGAGAGTAAGACCTGTAGTAATACCACTGGAACTATTAAGCACTAAAGCTTTAGAAGCAGCAGCAGTACCTGGGGTAACGCTATCCAGAACTGTTAATTCAGAGCCTGAGATACTAGTCCCAGTGGCTCCGGGTGTGGCGGCACCAATTGCAAGACTATTGCAGGAAATATCATTTCCGCCAAGATCATATGGAATACCCATAGTTATCTCCTTGTTATTGGAAAGGAGAGCCCCGTTAAGAAGCTCTCCTAGCTTAGTTACTGAGTAATAGTACCGTAACCGTGATAGAGAACACGAATACGAACCTTACCTGCAGTAAATGCAGCGGTATCATAGTCTGCACACAGATACAGCCCAGTCTCAGTAGACGTAGGCTTAGCACCAATCAAGGCACCAGCATACGTACTTCCGACATTGAGTGTAGTCTTCTCTCCGAGCACATCCATGCTCGTAAGAGGAAGTGCAGCAATAAGACCGTCGAAATCTACTTCAGTAGAACGATCCTGCTTAATTAAACCAACATTAAGTGCAGCACCAGTACCTGTTGCAGCAGTCTCGGTATACACCTCAACCTGCTCAATCATCATACTGGGACCCATAGGACGAAGATTATTAGATATAATCGTCGCACCTGCGGTGGCAGTTAACGTAGTTAAATCCAAGACAACTTCAAAGACCCGGTTTGAACCAAAGCCCTTATAGTCGCCTGCAGCGTCTGTTGCTGGCTTAGTCGTACCAAATTCAAGGTAGAGACCGTCAGCGTTTAACCAATTTCCAGAACTCATATGTTCACCTCCTTACGACACAACAGCTGTGCTGGTTAGAATGGTGACCAAGTTTTCCGGGCGATACAGCTTGAAACCGTATTCGCAAATGGTCAGATACTCTTCCTGTTGGAGATCTTTATTGAACTCCGAGTACACTGTAGGCATCTGCCTAAATGCACCCATCCAGGGACAAGTATCGCCTTGGGTAGCAGAGAAGAGATAGTTAGCAACAAGATTTGTCCCGGATACACTTGAGACCGTTTCACTACCCACTGCGGGCAGGTAGTTAGAAACATACAGATCGTAACCGAAGATGTTGAAACGGAACTTGAAGCCCGTCACAGCACCGTCAAACGCAACACTCTGCCACATGGGATTAGGAGTGATGAGGTTGACAAGGTTAGTCTGAGTCTGAAGAGTGTAAGCCACAGAAGGATCTACGATTGCAACTTTGTTATTCAGAGGAACGTTCGCCTTGAACAGAGACATGTCTGCCCGAGCGAAGTCCGCAAGAGTCATTGCAACTGCAGAGTTCTGTGTACCCGAGGCTACGAAGCGGTGAGCCTGCGAGTTAATGTTGTTGGGGTCCGATGCAGTCTGGCCGGAATTAGCGACAGCAAGAATGCGTGTTTCCACGCCTTCCATAAGCACACGATGTTGACGAGGCACGAAGGCCGCGATCACATCTTGTGAATAGTAGCTGTCTCTCTTGAACTTCTCGGAAATCGCATTAGCACTATATTTGTACTGATCGAAAGAGAAGGTGAAGTTACCTGTGTCCATAGAGCGATACTTGATCGCCTGGCCTTCGGTAAAGTCATCCTGATGGGCTTCACCAATACTTGGGATATTGATTGTATAACCATCTGGGAAGTCAGAGATAATCCGGACAAACTTCATGGCGTTAAGTTCGTCCAGAAGCAGTTCTTTGATCTGACGAGACCAAATATTACTTCGGACTAAATAACTAGTGTTGGCATCTGTAAAGCCAGCCATTTGTTATGTCCTTTAGTTAAAGTCAATCAAGAGGATTGACAAGTTATTGTTCGTGTAGTCCACGTACATAGTAGTTTCCATCTCTAAAGCTTTCGCCGTATTCAATGGCATCTTTCTGCATTTGGACTGCTATTTTGGGATCGTAGTACAACTGAGGATTAGCCTTCTTCAGTTCCTGATAGTACGACCACGTGCGTTTCTTTTCACCAGTGGGAGCGAAGTTGTCCGTTCGCTTATCAGATCGAGGAGGCGACTGAAAATAAGATTGGTTATTCTGCTGTTCTAACCCTAAGACTCTCAAGAGAGCTGTAGGAGATTTCTTAGCAAGATCACTAACTTCCTGATCAGTTAATCCTAATTCTTGTGTACGTTGCTTAAGGATTTCAGGAGCTTTATCTCCTAATTGTTCCTTAAGTTTAGCCCTGACTGCATTTAAATTCTCATCTGCTTTCTTCTTCAGTTCATGTTGCTGAAGTTTAGTTTCAAATAAGCTTTCTAAGTCGTCAGTGCTCATGCCCGGCTTCTCTTCTTTCACAGGGGGTAATTCGTGATTTGTATTCTGTTTCTTTGATAGTTGGTCAATCAAATCTTCCAGGTTAGCCTTGGCTAAATTATCTTCTCGTAACTTAAGCATGTCTTCACGCATTTGATCCATACGTGTCTTATAAAGATCAATAGTGCTCGTGCCGTGCATTACTGCTTTGGCCAGAGCCTTTTCATCCTTATACTTCTTGCCTTCACCTACGAGTTCAGAGTAGTAGTCTTTATTGTCATCTATTGTAGACGGGTCTGTCTCAAGTAACTGGTCTGTCATGTTGTTCCTTTTGGTCTAGGTTAATTAGTTTCTTAATAGATTGAATACAATTCTTGTATCCATTATGATGCGCCTGCCAATGAGACCAATTAGGTTTATCATAGACTTTAGCATTTATTTCTGTAGTCTCTACATTCCTCTGCATCTCGTCTAGGACTATATCCAGACGTTCTAAGACCCATTTGGAATGCTTCATACTCGCTTCGAACTTGTCTTTATCTTCTTTGTCTTTGAGATGTTTAGTCCAAATGGAATACATTACTGTGGCCTCTGTGGTCCTGGTTGAGAATGTAAGTCATAGTCTCCACCTAACCCTGTAGCTGTACCTGCAGACATGTGTACTTGCTCTTGTAGAGCATTGACAAACTTCTGTCCTTCGGCTTGTTCAGACATCCCTACGTAAGGAATATTGACATCGTAGTTATCTAGACCAAATATATTAGAGACAAGTTTGGCTAGTTTAATACCTGAGAAGTGAGGTTGAACGGTAGGCCATAGGGGGGAGTTAGTTAAGTTAGTTAAGTTCTGAATTAAGTCTGCTTGTTCTGCGAAGTGTTTCACAGCCACAGGTTTAATTCTACCAATGCCTGTGATGTCTTCGACAGTTAAGGTTTGGAAAGAAGCTACTTTGAAATCATCGTTGAATACTTTGATTACTAAGGAACCTGTGAGGTTACGCCTAGCTAATTCAAGCATGGCATTGATTGCAGGTTCAAAGCCCATCTCGGAGAATTGGAAGCACTTGTTCTGGAAGATACGTGAAGCTGCATTCTCCATGCGTTGTACTTCGTACTTAGTCTTCTCGCCTGGTGTACGGAAGCCCATGGCTTCTCTAGGTGCACCGGCCATCTCTTCCATGAGACGTTCTAAGTTCTGTATTTCTAAGTTAGCCTTAAGAGCATCTACATCAGGACAGATAAGTTCTACGTCACCTTCATCTGAGACAAAGATCTTCTCCCCTGGCTGCCAAGTGAAGTCTTCTACGAAGCCTTTGACCTTTTGCACTGGGTATGTAATCAAATCAAGAACATCAGCTTTCATGTTCTCCATGTGATCCATACGGTATTGCATACCAATTAAGTTGTCTAAAGGTCCCATTCCCCACAGATTATCTTGTTTCTTGCGCCAGGGGCAGTGGTAGATTGGGGGGTAACCGAAGAAGGAAGGATTAGCTTTATTATCAATTAACTTATGTCTGTCTACGACAGTAATAACACGGTTCTCTTGGAACTTATCGTTGTACGGATCATACCAATCTCCGTAGAGGGTGAGCACTTCAACGAAGTCCGACATAAGGTAGGCTCTGAAACTTGTAAAGCCGTCCATAGCATAGAGATGATCTCTTTGTATCCAATCCCCTTGGAAGTTTCTGGCATGAAAGCGTACATCCTTTAAGTATTTATATAACTCTTCGTAAGCTTCCCTATTCTCATTGTTAGACATCTTATCTAACATCTTCTTAAGTTCACCCATACTAATTAAAGAACGGATGATCTTAGGAGAGGAAATGAAGTTCTCTGCGGTAGGGTTGAATACAATATCTAAGGGACTGATGCGTCTCAGGCCTGGGCCTACGTAGCCCATCTGAGTTGAACCATCTTCCTTTTGAATACGCTCATCAATCCATTCGACAGTGAGAAAGCAATTACCGAAGTCGATGTAGTCTAATAGTATTTTATCCAATTCATGCTTGAAGGAAGGTTGACTTATAGCCCATGCCATGTAATTAGTAATGGCATCACGCTTGTCTACTGAATTAGAATCATGTTCATTAGCTTCCCAGATTAACCACTTATCTTGGTTCTGTGGGAAGATTGTTGCAGTATAGTTAGCGTAGAGGTTATCTCTGATTTGACAGAGCTTAGGAACTGTAGTCTTATTCTTCCAGGGTAACTGGTTGTTAGTGGTCTGGGTAGTATCTGTGGCATAGACGTACCTACGAATTTCTTCCCAGTCAGTCTTCTTTACATTACGTAAGCTATCCCACTGTAACCACTTCTCAGTGATACGTGTGGCCAGAAGGTCTGGAGAAATAACATTTAATAGTTCTAGGGTCTTACCAGTCAAGTTAGTTCACCCCTCCGAAACGGGTGTTAAAATTCATCAGTGGTATTGCGTTCTTCATTGATCTAAATATGTTCATTGGTGCGACAGCGAAGTCTATTGCTGATGCTAAAGCATCCTTAACGTCATCGTGTGCAGGATTGGAAAATAGAAGTTCTTCTTCTAAGACTTGGCAATTACCTGTAGGTGCATGCCATATTTGTCTATTAGCGTATTTAGGTTCTAGGCAAGATGTAATACGTTCTTCTTTTGAGCCTAGAAACCTAGTTGGTAAGAATTCTTCGATGGAGAAAGCTAGACCCATTGGTCTAATGTAGTTGTCTCTTAAATCTAATACGATTGTCTTCTGAGCTGCAGTCACTTCTGCTCTGAGCTTTCTGAAGCCCCAGTGCTCGTAGAGTTTAAGAATGTGGTTGAATTGTTCGGATATCTTTTCAGTTCTAAACCTGTCGATCTCCAGAACGTAGTAATTTCCTTTTCCATCCACTCCAATAACGACGACGCAGGTATAGTCTGATTTCTTATTGACTGTGAAGGCAAAGTCCACGGCAGCAAAGACATTGAGCCGTTCGCCTTTGAAGTACCACTTTCCTTCTTTTCTAGAGAGGAAGCCTGGTTCGTAATATTGGAATAAATCCCGTTTGAATACTGAGGATCCAACGTCGTGTGGATCGTTATAGTATTGAGCCCTGAAGTGTGTTTTGTTAAGGTATTGTGCTCTCTTTCTATCGAGAACTTCTCGGTCGAAGCCAAACCACTTTCCGTCTGAGCGTTGCTGTCTAGGCCAGATGAATTCACCTGATCCGTCTCCGACGGACTCGACTTGTTCTTTGACTCCATAATCAGCATTCTTTTCAAAGAGTGGAGTTGTTTTTGTAACGTTTCCGAGAACATCGTATTCTTCGATCTCCATGTCCATTAAGTGGGAGTATAAATCTTTAGGATGGTATCTAGTACCTACGACCCATTCTCTTGCATCACCAGTTTCAATTGAGGATAAGAGAGAATATTGGTCTAGTACTTTATCTCTACCATCTTCGGTATAAGCATTTCCTGTGACGACCACGTCGTCAAGTACAGCAATATCACAATGCAAACCAACGATATTGCTAGTAAGACCGGCAGTGAAAATAGTAGGATCTCGTACAGACTCAGCTCTTCGTCTGGGGTCATCTATTGATATTTCCCTCTCGGTCCATTTCTCACGCTTAGTCTCTTCTGGATGTACCATGTCAGGCCAATAGAGACGATAGTTATCGCAAGTTAATATATCTTTAATAAACTTAAGTTGTTTAGTAGCAAGATTAGAAGTAGAGGAAATGAAAAGGACTCTAAGAGTAGGGTCTTTAGTTATTTCCCAGACTACTCTGTAGGCTACTAAAGCAGACTTCATGTGGTCTCTAGGAAGAAGAAGTAATTGATGTGAACTAGCATTTGATCTAGTCCACCAACTAATTACTTGTCTATGAACATTGCCTAGTAATCTTTTAGGATGTACTAACTCAATAAAAGCAAGTAAACTTCCTTCTGCTTCTATTCGCCTATTTTCTCGCTCTTCATTTACTATCTGTTTTTTCTTCGGGGGAGCGAAGGCCATAGGTCTTTAGTCCATCTATTGCAGCATTACGTAATTTAATTGTGAGTAAGTCGTTGTTAACATTGTCAAATCTACGATCATCATGACGTTCATGGTATTCAAGTTTATCTAAAATGTTCTGTTCCATACTATCTAATCTAACATAAAAATTGTCTTTTACTTTGGAGAATTCATTATAAACTGAACCCCTTAAAGCCCAAGCACTTCCACTAACTGACAGAAGAATAGTCAGTAAAGTGACTACAGGTATAATCCATTCCACAACAACTATCTAACTCTACGTGCTGTTAGATTACCGTAAGCAACCATTGTAGAGACAGCAAAATCTGCTCTGGCAGTTAAGTAAACTACAGTTGTTCCTGAAGTTACCGTGAATACTTTAGGAGCTATTTGTCCAGAAAAACCACTTGCACCAATAACAGTACCAGATGGATACGCAATCGCGCACGCGCGTCCTAAAGTTCCATCGTGTGTTGCTGAAGTAGTGGAAAGACTAGAGCGCAGATAGGTGTTCGTAGTACTAGCACCCGGCGTAAAAGTTATTGCACCTCTAACGTCCCAATCACCTGCGGTTAATGTAATGGAAGTTATATTAGCATCAGTGGAAGTTGTTAAAGAAACTGCAGAACCGAAGGGAATATCGCTGGTAATAACTTCACCAACATTACCTGCAGAAGCTGCTGTACTAGTAGCAATACCTGGAACTTGTCCTACTGCTCCTAATGAAGCAGTAATACCATCTGTTCCGGTAAGAGTAAGTGTGTTATTACAAGTGAAAGTCTTACCTGCGGCAAGGGTAAGTGCTGAATTAGCCCCGAAGGTAAACCCTGATGTACCTGTAGTGGTATTCAAAAAATACCCATTTAGGGTTGTTGCTGTAGCCGCACCTAAAACAGGTGTAATTAAAGTTGGAGAAGTAGCTAAAACTACTGCACCTGATCCGGTGCTGGTAGTTCCTCCTGTTCCACCGTTAAGAACGGGGACAGGATTTAATTGAGAGAAACCAGACATTAGGCGTAATCTATGTTAAGAGCTAAGATATCACCTGCGGTAACTGAAGTAGAACCGTTATCTGGTGAAGTCGTGACTAAGGTAAAACCTATTCCAGTAGAGAAAGTTAGACCTACAGGCCAATCGAACACGAAGGCAGAAGAAGCAGGAATGTATAAGGTTTTAACTGGAGTACCTGCACCTGCTGTAGGAGCGGATGCAGAGTTGTATAACTTAAGATACCTAGCAGAAGTTGCTACGTTAGCACCTTGAATAGAGTAAACTCTACCTGCGGAAGCCTTTACGTTAGTCGCATCTCCAGAGGTTCCTGCTGCAGAGAGTAATCTTGCAGTGGAAGGAATACCTCCTGTTAAGGCAGAAGATCCTGGTTGTACTGCGAATGTCCCTGCGTTAGTTACTGGTAGAGTAGCTAGAGATACTGGTTGAGTGACGGCAGAGCCATCTACCTTCCATGCAGTAGTGTTTGCAGTATTACCTGGTTGAACTGTCCATGTACCAGATTGAGTTACTGCTGCAGTTAGGGTAGTATCTCCTAAGTTGCCAGCACCATCTGTAATACAGACGTACTCAGAACCATCTGGAGCAAAGCGTCCGTTGATTTGTTTAGCAGTCATTCACGTTCAGCCTTTTCTTCTTTTCTTTCCTGATTATCGGAGTAATCTGTTTCTGTAGTCCCACCTTCCATAACTTCCTCTTGGTCAGCTTCAGTTAAGACTGTCTTACTATAACCTGGAAAGTTCCTACGTTGTTTATCGACGTTAATAATTGGTAAAGACATTAATCTTCTTTCCTCCGTGGAACAGAGTCAGAAATCCTGTTACTCTGCATAGCTTGTGTATCTTGTTGATTGGTAATTGAATTGAGTTTGAAAGCGTCCTTGAGACTATCTAAGCCTTTACGCCAGTAGTGCTCAGAAGCTTGATGGGCTGGGCCATCTAAAGTATGTTGAGGTACATCAGTCATTTTGTTTTATTCCCGTATATCTTTTCTTTTACATCCGCATGGACTAAAGGAGGGTTATGTTTAGTAGCTTTAATCATCTGAAGTACGTTTAAGACCACATTTGAAACAGACTAGTTCTTTAAATCCATTATCAGACTTACATTTAGGGCATACCCACATTATCGTATAAACCTCGTTAACACCATTGTTATCCCTACTACTATTCCCACCCCAGCTACAATCCAACCCCAGAACTGACCTATACCTTCGCTACGTCCGGAGCTATTCTCTATCTTCTTTTCAACTGAAGCTAGTCTGAAGTCAGTCTGAACTTTATCTGCAAAGCTAGCTGTCTGATCTTTCATAGCAGCTCTGAATTCATTTACAGAGTCAAAGCGTTTCTCAGCAGCTATTTCAGCTTTGGTAACTGCTTTCTCAGCAGCAGCCATAGCTGCAGTAATAGCTTTCTCTGCAGCAGCTAGAGCAGAATCTATGGCTTGTTTAGAAAGATCAAATCGTTCTTTAGTTCTTGCTTCTACATCTGCAATCTTATCTGTAAGATGTTTAGCAAGAGTATCTAAGGTCCAGCCTTGAGGACTTCTATCCATTAATCTCTAGCCTTATTACAGTAATAACAACTTACGTAGTGACCTATATTCCAAGCACCACAGTGCTTACAATTCCAACCTATCGGTGCCATGTTAATTTCTTAATTAACTTTTAGTCTATCTAATATTAAATCTAATTTAGTTAGAATAAGGTCAAGCTTCTGCTTTTGAGTTTCCTCATATTCAGAAGCTAGACGCTTAATTTCTTTCAAATCGAACATGGTTATTTAAGAATGGGACCGAAGAGTCTCCAGCCTAAGAGGGCAAGTAAGATCCACTGAAGGACTGCACTACCACCTAAAAGCCAGGGACTGTTCCAGTTAGTCCATGTTCCTATGAGACCTAAGCCCCATAGGATCATTAAGAACCAAAATAAAAGACCTACATCCATGTTAGTGTTTCACTTCTACTGGAGTATGTGAAAACTGCCTGGGGGCTAATGGACGAGGGTCGTAGCCTACCTGAGATTGTTTATTAGCTAACTTATTAGCTTCTAAACGTTTATCTTCTAAATGCTTAGCTTCAGTCTTGGCTTCTGCTTGCTTAGTTTCTGCAGACTTCTCTGCAAGAGGATTGAGACGGTCGTACGCGAGATTATCTTTCTCAAGCTTATTCTTCTTATTCAATTCAACTTCCTTATCGACATCTTCAAATGTCTTATAGACAGAAGGATTATCCTTTAAGAACTTAGCATCTTCATTGATTAACTTAGTCTTCTCTTCTGGAGTAAAAGTAAGTTCAGAGACACTGACTCGCTTGACTTCACCATCAAGTAAAGTTATCATGAAATGATCTTCAGAACCCCTTACGATGGAGTCTACGGTAACGTGTTTACCTTTGTATTTGGCCATAATATATTTATCCTTTGTTTAAGTAGACCATACATGCATATATAGTCCTTGGGCACAATAGTAACACAATAGAAAGGAAAAGTCAATAAATGAATAAATGGTTGTTTACCTTAAGAGATGGAAGTTCTATAGAAGCTTCATTCACAGATCAAGAAATAAGAGATTTTGAAATTAAGTACCCTGAAGTTAAATGGATTTGGAAATGTTAAATAGACCCTTATGTAAGAGATGTAAGAAACATAAAGCTACTAAAGACTCAGACCTTTGTGTCTGGTGTAAAGAAAGGGAATAACATGGGTACTTGTTATCAGTTAATTATGATGGATGAATGGAATTGGGAATATACTTCTTCTTCAAAAGAAGCTAGGCTTGAAAGGTTTGAAGAGAAGTTTGATGGGTACATAGAAAAGATTGCTGAGTGGGATGACTTTGTTGTCTACGACATTGGTAAGTGTTGGCCTGGAATGGATAACAGATTAGCTTTAATTAGGGAATACGCAGATGCTGCTTGGTATAATTCAGACGTAGGGGATTGTATGGTTAGGTTAAACCTACCTACTAACAAACCTTCAGTACAGAAGGAAATAGATGATCAAAATAATAGACGTACTCCTGAAGAGAAGAAAGCTTCAGAGGATTTAGTTAGACTTGGATTACAAGAAAAGGAAATTAAAATATGAAACCAGTTAAGATAGTTCAAGATACCAATAATAAGCTGATGTATTGGTTAGAATGGAAGGATGGAGTTAGATCTGAGTACCCTTACAACGAGTCTAGAGCTAGAGATATTTTAAGACATTACGATGAATATGTAGATAACATGCGTTT